TTATAAGGAATGCGGTAGAGAAGGTAATTATATTGAGTATTCAAATAATAAAGGTAAAAGAATTAAGAAGCACACTTTTAAAAAAGAAGAAGTTATAGAAATCTAAAAGCTATTAGATAGGTTAATAATGGCAAAAGCCTCAGTTGCCGTGGAGGTGAAGATTATGGAAATCTTAGATACGGCTGGAAGAACAGAAAGACTAATCCCCGGAATTAAGAAGCCTCATGCTAGTCGTATGTATGATTTATTAGAAATGTCATACTCAAAGCAAGATCTAGGCTTTTATAACAGAAAACCGCTTAGGTTGTATCCGAATGCCAAGCAAATAGCGAGTTGGGAATTAGCAATAGAATTGATGCTTTTAGTTAAATTAGAGCAAAGGCGCTTATTATGGGGCAGAGCTTGTAGGTTTAGTTGGGTGCAATTAGCTAAGAGGTTTGGAGTACACCGAACAACAATTAAAAAGAGGTATCTTGAAACGATATTTTTAATAAGTCGTTTAGCTGATAAATCTTTGATAGACAAGATAGTCAAAATTTAATAAAGAGATAAATAGAGTAGGTTTTTTGCGTTTTTTCTAATGGCTGGTAAAAAATTATATAAGATCTACTGCGAGAGTTTTACACGCGCCAGCAATTTTACTGTTCAATGCAAAGCTAAAGGAATTTTAAAAAAAAATGGTCGTTATCGTTGCCGTTTCCATGGAGGCCATAATACCGGCGCAAAAACTTTAGAAGGCAAGATAAAAGCAATTAGCAAATTAAAACAATTTAAAAATAAAAGCGAGGAAGAATTAAGACAATGGATTTTGAAAAAATCATTACAGAATTAGAGCTTGGTAAACCTTTATCAAAGATCGCAAAAGAAATGAAAGTTGACTTGTCAACGATTTATAAAAAAATGCGAAATGATAAAGATTTACAAGAGCGAGTGAGAAGAGCAAGAGAAACTGGCTGCTTTACCATAATTGATAAAATTAATGAAGAGTTAGAAATTCCAGTTGATAATCAACAAATGATGTGGATGAGGGAGAAGCTGCATCAAGCGCGTTGGCTAGCCTCGAAACTCGCGAGTGGGGTATTCGGCGAAAAATCTAAACAAGAGATAAAAACAGATAATAAAATTTCTATTAGTTGGGGGAAACCAAGCGATGAAACTAATAAAGCTATTGAAAAAACTAATAACTAAAACTCAAGTTTATATTATGCAAAGTTATTTGGAAAAAGCTGGTTTAATTAAGAAGAAAAAAAAATAAACATATTTGCATATTAGGGGTTGACAATATGTCAACACATAGTTTAGAAGCCTCTTATGGAGGTGCAACATGCAAAAATATAAAAAAGCGGCTTTATGCTCTTTTAAAGGTAAACCGGTATATGATGAATTTTCATATATCAATATTCTTTCAAGATCATCAAAGCCAACTCAATACGCAGAATATTTATGGCAGCAAGCAGCCAAGAAAATGCAAAAGCATTTTGGCAGCAAGTTTGTTGTGACATTAAAGAAATGCGGCATGAAAGAAAACGGATTTAATTATTTTAAAATAATTAAAAAACCGGTTGAACGATTAAGGAAGGTTGTTTTATTTGTTCCTTATGTAAAAGGGAAAACAAAAGGATCAAAGAACAAGCTTAAAGAGGCCAGATACTTAAACGGCTGCATATTAAATCATAAAAAAGAATATGTATCTTTGGAGGTGTCTCATGGTTAATCTTTGGAATGTTAAAGCAACTAATGGCAAAATGACAAGAACAGAAAAAATAGATATTTCAAAAAATGAAATATTTAAAAACTGTTCTTCAAAAGAAGCTATAAAAAGAACATACGAAGCTTTCTGGAATTTGCCACACGCAGCGGAAAAAATAAAAGTCTTATCTGTTAAGGCGGTGTCTCAATGAGCAAGTTAAATACAATTAATGAGATGTTTGAAAGCAATAAATATATATGTGGTGATTGTGGTAGTTTTGAATGGTTGAACACTATAAAATATAATAATTGTAATCAATGGTCTTGTATAGAATGTGGTAGTGATAATAAACCTATTCTTAAAAATGAAGAGGTTTTGTATGTCAAGTGACAAGCAATTAATATTAATTATATAATAATTAACCCCGTTAGATTTACTTTTAGCGGGGTTTTTTATTGCTAAAAATAAAATACACAAATAAGCATATTTAAGGTTGACAAAAACGCAACTCTTAATTTATAAAGTCTTTAGGAGGTGCGATATGCAAAAAACAAGAAACAAAAGAAGCTCAAACACTACAATTAAGCGGCGACAAGCCAAACAAAGAAAAAAAGTGTTCTGAGTTAGTAGATAAAAGATACAGAGAAAGATTAGAAGAATTTAAAAAAGCTCAATCTTTCTTAAACATAGACAAAGAGACAAGAGATCAAGTTGTAGATTTTCTGGATGTTGAATTTTCAGAAATAAACAATCATGATAATTTCTTTGAATATGCCAATGAAGCTGGTTTAGCTTTTGATTATGTTGAGGCGGGAACCTTTAACGATCAGAGAGCCGGTTATTATAGATGGCAGCTATCTTACGGGGGGCCAAGCGAAGAATTAAGATTGTTCGATAATGGCGATCTTGAATACTGGTATCTTGATTGGTTCGATGGTGCTTGCGTTACTGTTACTGATGATGTCTTTATAGATCTAATGAATGAGTTTAAAGATCTATCACCAAGACAAGATTGGTAATTAATAAAAAATAATTTCAGAGCTGCGGCGGGTTTTTCTCGCCGTGGCTTTTTTTGTGCCTTGGTTTACCTTGGATCTTGGTTGCGCTACAACAAAGCCAACGTCCCGCGCGCGCGCGTATAGATAGCGGCAGACGCAGCGGTTCGCACTTATATAGTCTGCGTGCCATTATTAAGCTAGTTTTTGCCTCGTTTTGTAAAAAAAAGAGGGGGGTACACCCGCGCAACGACGCGCAAAAATTATATATATATTATTCGGGAGTTTAAGACACAAACACACACACGAACACTATGGTTAAAAAAGCTTTTCAATCACCAAGCGGCGGATTAAATGCTGCTGGTCGTAAACACTTTGGAGTAAAAGCTCCTCTCAAACGAGGTACAAGTGGGAGACGTGTATCTTTCGCCGCGAGATTTTCGGGGATGAAGGGACCAATGAAAGACGACAAGGGGAGACCCACGCGTAAAGCACTCGCACTTAAAAAGTGGGGGTTTGGATCCGTAGCAGCTGCTAGAAATTTTGCAAACAGAAATAAAAAGAGTTAATGATGAATGAAAAAGATTTAAAAAAGCTATTAGAAAAATCAGAGCTGATAACAGCATTAGTATTTCTTAATTCAGAAACTAAGGCTGTAATTATTCACCTTGAAGGTTTTGAAACATTAGAACATGGCAGAAGCTTTACTTCTAAAATGTTTGAAAAAAGCGGTATAAATTTCACGACATTTGATGATGTGTGGAACCCGCCAACTATTCACTAAAGGAGGAGATATGATGCTAGGAATTATAGATACTATAGAACACTTCTGGAAAGATCATAAAAAAATTGTGATCGGCGCAGCTGTAGTTTTAGTTATTGCGATTATTATATAATGCACATAGAGATACCTTATACACCTAGACCATTGCAAGCACAGCTTCACGATGATTTAGATAAGTATAGGTTTGCGGTAATCTCATGTCATCGTAGATTTGGAAAGAGCGTAGCTATCATTAACCATTTAATACGTTCTGCCTTGGTACATAAATTAAAAAATCCGAGGTTTGCATACATTGCACCTACCTATAAGCAAGCCAAGTCTATCGCATGGGATTACCTTAAACTTTATGCCGGAACAATTCCGGGAGCAAAGTTCCATGAAACAGAATTAAGATGCGATCTACCTAATGGAAGTCGTATAAGTTTATTGTCTAGTGAGAACCCAGATAGTTTACGGGGTCTATTTTTAGACGGCGTATGTATTGATGAGGTTGCACAAATAGAACCTAAGTTATGGAATGAAATAATTAGACCAGCTATATCCGACAGAAAAGGATTTGCATATTTTAT